CCAGCATCGAGGCGCGGGTCATTCAACTGGTGATGAAGAGTAAAAAAGAGGGGCAGGATTTTAAAGAAATCGACCTGCTAGGCCGACAGATTGAGCGTCTCGCAAGAGTTAACCGCTACATGTCCACAGGCAGCGAAGCGGATTTAAATCCGAACGTGGCGAACCGCAACAAAGGGGAGCGAAAAAAGGCGGAGAAAAATGTTTTCACGGATGACGCTATCGCCAAACTCAGTGACATTTTTCTCGATGAGGCGTTTGAGTATCAGCACGGCTGGCATCAGGCGGGTTTACAGCACCGCATCCGCAATATTCTAAAATCTCGCCAGATTGGCGCGACATTCTTTTTCGCCCGCGAGGCGCTGCTTGATGCGCTGACCACCGGACGTAATCAGATATTTATTTCGGCCAGTAAATCACAGGCGCACGTCTTTAAAAATTACATCATCGACTTTGCCCGTCAGGTTGACGTAGACCTCAAAGGCGACCCGATGCAGCTTTCAAACGGGGCGCGCCTGTTCTTTCTGGGGACAAATATCCGCACCGCGCAGAGCTACACCGGCAATCTTTATCTGGATGAATATTTTTGGATCCCCAAATTTCAGGAGCTGCGCAAAGTGGCCTCCGGGATGTCGCTGCATAAAAAATGGCGTACCACCTATTTCTCCACACCGTCGAGCCTTGCCCACAGCGCCTATCCATTCTGGTCTGGGGAGTTATTTAATAAAGGGCGTCGGCACAAAGACCAGCGTATTCAGCTCGACCTCAGCCACAGCCATTTAGCCGCCGGGGTGGAATGTGCCGACGGCCAGTGGCGGCAGATTGTCACCGTGGAAGATGCACTGTCCGGGGGCTGCGACCTGTTCGACATCAACCAGCTTTCGCTCGAATACAGCCCGTCTGAATATCAGAACCTGCTGATGTGTGAATTTGTCGATGATAAGTCCTCGGTATTCCCGTTTGAGGAGTTGCAGGGCTGCATGGTGGACAGTCTCGAAGAGTGGCCGGACTTTAATCCCTACGTATTTCACCCATTCGATGACAATCCGGTGTGGATTGGTTACGACCCGTCGGAAGCTAACGGCGGGGACAGCGCCGGATGCGTGGTCATTGCCCCGCCCGCTCAGCCGGGCGGCATCTTTCGCATTCTGGAGCGTCACCAATGGCAAGGCATGGATTTTGATGCGCAGGCCAAAGCCATCGAGGCGCTGACAGAGAAATATAACGTCGAATACATCGGCATCGATGCCACTACCGTCGGTCAGGGTGTTTATCAGCTCGTCAGGCAGTTTTACCCGGCAGCGCGTGAAATCAAATACACGCCGGAAGTGAAAACGGAAATGGTGCTGAAAGCGAAAAACACCATCCATCGCGGCTGTCTGCAATACGACGCTGGCCATACCGATATCACGGCCTCATTCATGGCCATTCAGAAAACCATGACGGCCAGCGGTGCAAAATCCACCTACCGCGCGAGCCGCAGTGAAGAAGCCAGCCACGCCGATGTCGCATGGGCAACAATGCACGTTCTGATTAACGAACCGCTGACCGCCGCCTCCGGCAAACAAATAAAATCCACCTTGGTGATGTTCTGATATGACCCGTAAAAAAAACCGCATCAATAAAAAACTGACACCACAATCCGACGCCCAAAAAAGCGAAATCTTCCGCTTTGATGAACCAGCTACGGTGATGGATCGCCGCGATATTCTTAATTATCTGGAATGCCTCAGCAACGGGAAATGGTACGAGCCGCCAGTCACTTTCTCCGGGTTGGCTAAAAGCTTCCGCGCCGCCGTTCACCACAGTTCGCCGATGTACGTTAAGCGTAATATTCTGGCGAGTACTTTCATCCCTCACCCACTGCTTTCTCAGCAGCAATTCAGCCGCTACGCGCTGGACTACATTGTTTTTGGTAATGCGTTCATCGAAAAACGCTTGAGCGTGACCGGCCAGCTTCTCAAACTGGAGGCATCACCGGCCAAGTACACGCGCCGGGGCGTTGAGGAAAATGTTTACTGGTTCGTGGAGAATTATATAAACCCCCACGCCTTTGGTCAGGGGGGCGTTTTTCATTTGCAAGAGCCGGACATTAATCAGGAACTGTACGGCCTGCCGGAATACCTCAGCGCATTAAATAGTGCATGGCTCAATGAGTCAGCGACGCTGTACCGTCGGAAATATTTCCTCAACGGCGCACACGCGGGCTATGTCATGTACGTAACTGACCCGGCGCAAAACTCGCAGGACGTGACCGCACTGCGCGATATGATGACGAAATCCAAAGGGTCAGGGAATTTTAAAAATATTTTCTACCACGCCCCCGGAGGAAAATCGGATGCGATCAAAATCATTCCACTCAGCGAAGTGGCGACCAAGGATGATTTCTTTAACATCAAGAACGCCACCCGCGACGACCTGCTTAGCGCGCACCGGGTGCCACCGCAGATGATGGGCATTATCCCGAACAACACCGGCGGCTTTGGTGATGTTGAAAAAGCGGCAAAAGTATTTGTGCGTAACGAGCTGGTTCCTTTGCAGGAACGCATGAAGGAGATAAACGAGTGGGTTGGAAAGGAGGTGGTCAGGTTTACTGATTACGAGCTGTAAGCACTGCCCTGCTGGATAAAGCCGCCGAAATATTGGCGGCTTTTTTGTGCCCTAAAAGCCGAATTAACGTGCCTTTACCTGACAATATCCTCTACAAGATACGACCAAATCTGATGGTCGGGTTGGAGCGAACAGCAGACTTAGCAACATCTGTCCGTCAAGCTTTATTTGGACCTGTAACTGCCTTCATGAAAGCAATACCTAGCTCTGTAAACCTATACTCGGTAGTGTTCGAACAGAGTCCTCCCCGGTCTAGGCTAGCAAAAGTCATACTAAGAAGTCGCTCATCAATACCATATTTGGTGTTTTGTTGTTCTTTAAATGCTTTCCAAGTTTTTGGACGGTCAGGTTCCCATAGTCGATCTAAAATGACAACATCCAATGGGCTTAGCTCACTGAGTATCTGTGGAAAACAAGGATGATTATTTGTCATCGACTCGGACGCTGCTGCAGATGCAAAAAGCCTAGACCATTTTTCTGATAAATATTCATCATCTTCGACAGAGGCACGTTCGATAATCGGGATAAGAGAACGCAACGGAATTGCATGTGCTTCCGTTTCAGAATTAGCAAGTAGCTCCAATCCACGCACAACCATCTTGGCAAGATTTTTCTGTCTATAGGCATGGACTTTGTCTTGAAGAATGAGCCCAACTTCATCTGCCGCAGGCCCTAAAACACGTTTAAGTAATCCCCCTGAAACGGAAGTACTAAGTGAAGCTAACTCTTCTTTCATGATTGTCCTTAGTAATATGCTGACAATACTCATGCTGCTCCTGATGATAAAAATCAACACACTTTGGCAAGCAGAGAAATATGTAATCCATTGTTAAAATTGGATAAAATTCAGAATTTGTCAATAAGATTAACATAGAAAGTAGCGCTCTTTGACATGTCCCATTTCTTACTGCAACACGGTGTTTAAGCGTCCCTTTCTGGTACGAGGCGACTGTAGATTAGATACAGTCCTGAGCCTAAAAGTGTCTGTTCGGTTCAGAACTAATACGCTTTAACATAAGTACGCCTTAACACAAGGTCATAAGCGCCGGTATACGCGGCAAACTACCTTCGTTCCGATCTAACCAATAAAACGCAACTACGGCAAGCTCAGGCGAGAAAAATAAATATAACAATTGGTGCTTGCGCGCAATGCTATCCCCGCCACGCCTGCCCGCTTTATGAGTCGCTTTTAATGCAGTTGCCTGAGCAGGGGAATGCGCGTTAGGTTAGGAGTTGTACAAGAATTTTTTCTTTTTAAAATGAATGCAAATTTATGCAGAATATTGCGGCATTCTTTTGTTAACTTATTGCATTCAAAGAGTGCTAAAAATAGTATTCGAAGACATGGATGTTTCGCTGTTCATCAGAACATCCCTCAAAAACGGTCACATCTGATATGAGGTTACAATGGAAAACAAAATCATAGAACTCGAAACAAAAAAGCTTGATTTTGACCCCCAAAACCCGCGATTTTTTCGTCTCAATGATGCAAGCAATGCAGCAACAGTTATCGAGGAAATGTTAGATGACGAAAGCGTGCATGATCTTATGCTATCTATCGGACAACAGGGATACTTTCCCGGTGAACCTCTTTTAGCCGTTAAAAGTGGGAATAAATATATCGTTGTTGAAGGTAACAGACGGTTAGCAGCCGTTAAGCTCCTTAATGGTGACCTACAACCACCTAAAAGAAAGATGAAAGGCGTGTTGGAAATCATCGAGGATACAACCCACAAACCATCTAAGCTCCCATGCATCGTTTACTCAAATAGAGAAGATGTACTGAGATATATCGGATATCGTCATATTACGGGCGTGAAAGAGTGGGATTCATTATCAAAGGCTAAGTACTTGAAGGAGCTTCATGATACTTTTTACGCTGATGATGAAAAAGAGCTCGTATTAAAAAACTTAGCTCGTGAAATAGGCAGCAAGGCCCATTATGTTGCAACTTTACTAACAGCTTTAAATTTATACGAAGTAGCCCACGATAGTGATTTTTTTGACTTACCAATGAAGGCTGCTGACGTTGAGTTCTCATATATAACAACAGCTCTTGGTTACTCTAAAATAACAAGCTGGCTAGGTCTTCAAGACAAGAAAGATTTTCAAAACCCCAATTTAAATGAGGAAAACCTTAAAAGACTCTTCTCTTGGTTCTTTGTTTTGGACCAACAGGGGAGAACTATTATAGGTGAATCTCGTAGAATAAAAGATATTGCTGCCGTAGTAGAAAAAGAAGAGGCAATTGAAGTACTCATGAAGAGTTCTAATCTTGATGAGGCTTATTTATATACAAGTGGAGAGAAAGTTGCTTTAGACAAAGCACTTAATGCTGCTAGTATTAAGTTAAGAATTGTGTGGGACATGCTTCTTAAAGCTAAAGAGTTAACTATAGAGCACGAAGATGCAGCTTCAGAGATATTCGAAAGCTCGAAAAATATTAGGAACCAAATTAGAAATAAAAGGGAGGATGACTAAGATTATGATAACTAATCTTGATTCAATGCCTTCTAATGAGCCGTATTTATGGGCTGATTATGTGGAGATATTAGTACTAACTAATGTTGATAGATCATTTAGCCGAGGAGATTTATATAGCACACTTCAAGCCCAACCGGAGGCAGTCTTAGCAGAAACAGACGAAGCTGAAGAAGATAACCAAGATAATGATGCTGATGAAATCACCACACGCCGCAGACCTCGACGGGGCCTTAGTCGGGCATATGTTGATAGAAAATGGAGCTTTGCAATTAGCTTTGTGAGACAAAGAATTGATCTTTTTGGCAATAGTTATCCCTTTATTATTTCTGAGGATCATGACACTGTTGAGTTAAGAAACACATCAGAGAATGGCTTAACTAATTTAGAAAAACTTTACTTAGCATTACTGATTTGTGCGAATATTAAATATGTAAATTTAGGAAATAGAAGCGAGATTACACGCAGTTTTGAGCTGATTAGCTTACCTATATTTGAGAGCCTCATGCCTCAAGGTAGCATAATCAAAGCCTGCTGGGCATCAGGAGGAGAAGCTGCACCTTATACAGGTACTCTTTACAATAAATTCACAAACATTGCAGCCGACATTCGTTGTACTGCAAATTTTAAGCAGCGTGATTTCAGCCGTGGTAATAGTGGTGATGGTGGGCTAGATATTATTGCATGGCACCCAATGGGAGATGAAAGAGATGCTATTCCTATCTCTTTTGTACAATGCGGGTGCTCACAAGAAGAATGGGAGGCTAAACAGTTAGAGGCATCTCCGGCTATGTTATGGAGTAAATTTCCTGTAGCCCATCGCTGGGCAACATATTACTTCCTACCGCAAGATCTGAGATGGGTGGATGGAGAATGGGCACATAAAAGCAAATTAGGCGATGCTATTTTTGTTGATCGCCTAAGATTGATAAACCTCACGAGAACAGTGGGAACAATCGATCATAGCCCAAGTATAGGGTATTTAAATGCTATAATCGAAATAAATCCGCAAGCTGCTTAGTCCCAAATATTAGGTAAATTACTTGCTACCGCCTCAAACAACGGAGGCGGTACAGCGTTACCTATTACAGTGTATTTCATATTCATGGAAGCATTCTGGGTTTCAGGGAAAACTATATCTCCGAAACCTTGTAATAGTGCAGCTTCTCTAAAACTGAATCTACGAGCAGGTAGATCAGTTATGAACCGCCACTCATCTGGGCCCAATTTTTCCAGCATCGGACTTATAGGGTGCAAAGGCATATGACGTGGATTTGCAACGATAGTCTTAGAAACCTGCTCCCAATCTTGGCGGCGATTCCGCGAAAGATAGTACCAATGGAAATCAGAATCATAGAACTCACCGATTGGCCACTCAGGAAGATGACCTATTGCGTCCCTAATGGTAGTAAAAGGCTTGAGGCCTTCCCCATGAGTAGGTTTTGGAAACTCATAGTCCAAACCAAACTTTTCATGTATTCCAACAATAAAAATTCTTTTGCGATCTTGGGGAACACCAAAATGTGAAGCATTTAAAACGTGTGATTTGACCTTATAACCAGCCTCAGTAAAAACCTTGAACTGATCTTTCAGTAAATGCTCAAAATTACTTCTCACCATCCCTGATACATTTTCAACTATAAAAGCTTTTGGTTTGATGAGATTCAGCGCTCTTGCAAACTCAAGATAGAGCGTATTGATTTTCCTGTCAGCTTTGCGGACACCGCCCTGACTGAAACCTTGGCAAGGATAGCAACCAACCAAAAGATCTGCGGCAGGGAAAGACTCAACACCTGCGACACTCCCAAGGATGTAATCTGTTTCTGCATGGTTTGCCAGATATACGTCACGTGCATATGGCAATATGTCATTTGCCATAAGCACACTAAAGCCGGCGTTCAAGACACCAGCATCGGAACCACCACAACCTGAAAACAGCGAAACAACCGTTGGCATTAATGCCCCCTCAAAAAACAGACCGTGCATTATAACTAAAGCAGGTTCACTGAAAAGCTAGATTTTATAGTTTGCTATAATGCACGCTTTAGTATTGTGTGGCCATAAGAATTCAGAGGAATTCGACCGGTAATCTAAGTCACTATATTTTAAGATTTTTTCTTGATAAAAAATCACTCCGCCGCGCGCTATCGCCTCCAACTCCCAACGTTTCAGAATAATTCCACACAGAGCCAATTCTCCAGAAATTTGCGGTATTCTAGATCGTTCCTGCTTTGTTAACCTCGCAGATGGAGCGAGATCACGCACTTTCGACGGATTAAAGCTTTGTTGCTGGTGATTAGTTGATGGCGTTCGGTGTCTAACAGCGTCCCCTAGCACCTTAGCAACATCCGGTTCATCCCATCCAACATTACCACTCTCAACTAATTTCATCACCGCCGTGGCGTACTCAGAAGGTGTCGGGGGCAAACTCTGCCCGAGTCCTGTCTGAACCTCCCCACAGTTATTGACAGGACTCCGAGGCGCGCCGGAGGCGCTTATTAAATTCAAAGGATGAACGGCAACTTCAACAGCCTTGGCGACAATGCGCCATTTTGTTGTGCGTGTTTCATGGATGAGGTCAGTGCCAAGATGAGGGGCATAAACGCCGATGATTTTCTGAATCTCTTCGTCGTACTCGTTTAACTCATCAATCACTTGGCGGGCGGTTCTTACCGTTTGCTCATCGCGTGGGACATTCGCCCCACCCTGCGCAGAAATATATGCGGCGAAATCACCACCGTCTGCCGCTGCTCTTGCAGCTTCGACAAGTTCGTCAAACTCGCTAGCGATACTCACGCCACGCGGCAATCTGCGCAGCTCGCGATAGGCTCCCATTGTTGGTACACCGATAGATTTAAATTGCGGTATACGCCATGTAGAAGCCCATGCAGTAACGGCTGCGGCAGTCTCTGACAATGATCGGCCAGTCTCATGGTCTATCTCACCTTCCAGAGCATAACCATCAATATTCTTGGCTATGTATTTAGCGATATAGCCTGCCGCCCCGCCTTTATTTAAATGCTTACACTCAAAACGCTGAGCTTGTGCCCCACGTTCATCTCCATCTTCTTGGAGTGCATAGCGGCGCATGATGTCAACGGCAGACTGACGGTGGGCTTTGTCGCAAAACAACATCATATGCCAGTGAGGTGTAGCGTCATGGTGAGGCTCAACTACGCGCATTCCGTAAACCTTGATGCCGTTGTCTTTGAATGCTGTCCGCATCTTGCCCCAGATTTTCACCAGATAGCGCTGACCATCCTTTGGTGAAAACGCCTCTTCATCCCACTTATGATTGAAATTAACGCGGCGATCAGTCTTTTTCCCGACCATGCGTGTTGGATGGTATTTTGACGGAGTGGTTATCGTGAGGAACATGCCGACATGACCAACTTCTGCGGCATATTTTTCAATTCCTGCAATCGTGCTCATCAGCTCCATACGACGGATTTCAGGGTTAGAAATACTCCCCATAACCTTATCGATGAGATCTATACGTTCCCCTGTTTCGATGTTTTCTAAATCGCAGGATTTAAGATATTCCATGTTTGCTAAACGGCGCGCCCGAACATCCCGGATAGCCTGTTTGCTGG